TCCCTCCCGCACGCACCGGCGAAAGTCACGAAGGGTGTGGATAAGTGGCAAGGACTGGTCGGCCTCCCGTCCCGAACGAGATCAAGCGGAAGCGGGGCACGCTGCGACCGGACCGGATGCCGGGCGGGAACGCCGAGCTCGTTGTCGTGGAGCCGGTGGATTCGACGATCGCCGATCTCGAGCCGCTCGACGCGTTCGACCAGGCGATCGTCGAGGCGTACTGGCTGGCCCGGACGGATGCGCCGGCGGCGGCTCTGTGCCGGATGATGCTCGAGGAACGGCAGCTCATGGTCCGCGGGGGGGCGGACCGGAAACAGATCCTGGACCAGACGAAGCAGATCGTGGAGCTGCTCGGCCAGTTGGGGTTCACGCCGGCGTCCCGAACTCGGATGGCGTTGGGCGAAGTGAAGCGAGTGTCGAAGCTCGAGGAGATGCGTGACAGGCAGGCGCGCAAACAGGAGATGGCCGCCAAGGTGGCTAACCGTCCCGACCGCAGCGGAGATCGCTAACTCGGGCGGAGGCGACGTTGCCGATTTCATCGGCACGTTCTGCCGGATCACGAAAGACACGATCGCCGGAAAAGCCGGATCTCCGATCGTGTTGCTCGACTGGCAGAAGCAGCTGCTCGATGCGCTGTACGCCCGGCGGGCCAGGGATGGCAAACGTCGGTTTCGCACCGGTCTGATCGGGATGCCCCGGAAGAACGGCAAGTCGGCGCTCGGTGCTGGCATTGCCCTACACGGATTGTTGATGGGCCCGGCGGGAGCCGAGGTCTATTCGTGCGCCGGGGATCGCGAGCAGGCCCGGATCGTGTTCGGCATGGCGAAGCGGATGGTCGAACTCGACGAGACGCTGTCCGACAATGTCACCTGCTACCGGGACGTGCTCGAGGTGCCCAGTACCGGCAGCATCTACCGGGTGTTGTCCTCCGAAGCTTTCACCAAGGAAGGCTTGTCGCCGACCACGGTGATCTTCGATGAGGTCCACGTTCAGCCGAATGCCGAACTGTGGGACGTGATGACCCTCGGGTCCGGTGCCCGCGAGGAACCGCTGGTGCTCGGCATCACGACAGCCGGGTCGCGGACCGACAGCCTCGGAGCCGATTCGCTCTGCTATTCGATGTACCAGCACGGCCGGCGGGTGGTGCAGAAAGAGATCGCCGACCCGACGTTCTTTTTCTGCTGGTGGGAGCCGCAGCTCGGCATCGAGTCGGACCATCGGGACCCGAAGGTGTGGGCTGAGGCGAACCCTGGGCTTGGCACGATCGTCGACTTGGCTGACTTCAAGTCGACGGTGATGCGAACCTCAGAGTCCGAGTTCCGCACGAAACGGACGAACGTGTGGACGACCGGCCAGGAGTCGGCCCTGCCCTACGGGGCGTGGGATGCGTGCGTCGATACGGAGCGGACGGTCGGTAAGGAAACGCCGGTCGTCGTGTTCTTCGACGGGTCGTGGGCTGGGGACAGCACCGGCCTGGTCGCCGCAACGATCGAAGAACAGCCGCACCTGTTCGTTGTGGGCTGCTGGGAGAACATGGACGACGCCGAGTGGCGTGTCCCGATCCTCGAGGTCGAGGATCGCATCCGGCAGGTGTGCAAGGACTGGCAAGTCGTCGAGGTTGCGTGCGACCCGTACCGGTGGCAGCGGTCGATGCAGGTGCTTGAGGCCGAACGGCTCCCGATCGTCGAGTTTCCGATGACGTTGCCGAGAGTGGTTCCCGGCTACCAGAAGTGGTCGGAAGCCGTCCTTGAGAAGCGGCTTACCCATGACGGCAACCCGGTCTTGGCCCGCCACGTCGAAAACATGGTGCTCAAGAAGGATGCTCGAGGGATCCGTCCGGTGAAGGAGAGCAAGAGCAGTCGCCGTCACATCGACTTGGCGATCTGCGCGATCTTCGCTCACGACCGGGCGGTCAGCCGAGTGCAGCAAGGCCCGACCCGAGAATGGTTCGGAGCGTGGGCGTGAAGAAGGTGTACAGCCTGTTCGCCGTCGGGGTGGCGGCTGGCGCGACAGCAGGGTTCCTTTCGCCGTGGCGGTGGATGGGATTCGTGGCGATCGCGGCCGGCTGTATCTGGGCGGCATACGACCTGGTCGACGTAAAGGACGCTGATGGCGACATTGCGAGAAAGGCGGCGCGGCACCGCCAGTAGCGACGCCGAGCGCATGTCCCTATCGGACGTGTTGGAGTGGAAGTCGATCGCTGGCGGCGGCGGGATCTTCCCGGTCGGGTACGGGTCGGTGCCTCCGGTCGCGAATGCGGAGATGCCGTCGGCGTCGCTCGAGTCGTATGCGGCCTCGGTGTACAAGACGAACGGCATCGTGTTCGCCTGCATGGCGGTCCGCCAGTCGGTATTCGCCGAGATCCGGTTCCGGTATGCGAACCTGGAGAACGGGAAGATCGGCCGGATGTTCGGCGATCCGACGTTGGACATTCTTGGGCGGCCGTGGCCGAACGGCACGACCGGCGAGCTCGCCGCCCGGATGATTCAGGACGTCGACCTGGCCGGCAACTCGTACTGGGTGCGGGAAGGGAACCGGCTGTACCGCCGCCACCCGGACAAGATGCTGGTGGTCTTGAACGAGAACCCGGCCGACGCTCGCTACTCGGACATCGCCGGCTATTCGTACTGGCCGGACGGGATCTTCCCGGGCCGTCGGAACTACACATACCTGCCGGAGCAGGTGTGTCACTGGTCTCCGTTGCCGGACCCGCAACGCGACTACCTGGGCATGTCGTGGCTGACGCCGGTGTTGCGCGAGATCGCGTCGGACAGTGCGGCCACCGATCACAAGCAGTCGTTCTTCCGTAACGGGGCGACGCCGAACATGGTCGTGAAGACCCCTGCCGAGATCATGACGCAGGAACAGTTCGATGCGTTCAAGTCGAAGATGGACCGGGAGCACGTCGGGACCGGCCGGGCCTATAAAACGCTCTACTTGGCTCCGGGCGCTGACGTGTCGGTCGTCGGCCGCGACTTCTCCCAGATGGACTTCGGTGAGACGCAAGGCCGGGACGAAACCCGGATCGCAGCAGCGGCCGGGGTTCCGGCCGTGATCGTCGGCTTGAAGGAGTCGATGTCGGGCTCGAGCTTGAACGCCGGGAACTACGGGCAGGCTCGTCGCCGGTTCGCTGACGGGACGATGCGACCGTTGTACCGGTCGGCTGCTGCGGCGTTGCAGACGTTGGTGCCGCCGCCGAACAGCGGTTCGATCCTTTGGTACGACGACAGCCAGGTTGCGTTCTTCCGTGAGGATCGGGCTGACGCCGCCGACATTTTCTACAAGAAGGCGTTGACGGTCGAGGCGCTCGTTCGGGCCGGCTACCAGGCTGACGCAGTCACGACGGCAGTAGAGAACGAAGATCTGCGAGCCCTGGTGCACACCGGCCTGTTCTCCGTCCAGTTGCAGGCACCGGGAAGCAGCGATGCTGACACCGACGGTGTCTGATGGTCGACACGACCCCACCGCAGGGTGTGCGGGACGAAGCGGCCCGCGGGCTGGATTGGCGAGCCGAGTACGGCCGGGGCGGCACTGCCGTCGGAGTCGCTCGAGCTCGTGACCTGAAGAACGGTGTCGCCGTGTCCGCCGACACGTTGCGGCGCATGCGTTCCTATTTCGCACGGCATGAGGTCGACAAGCAAGGGCAGGGCTGGTCGCCTGGCGAGGACGGTTTTCCGTCTGCTGGCCGTATCGCCTGGGCGTTGTGGGGTGGAGATCCCGGCCGTACCTGGGCGAACAACCTTCTGGAGAAGATCGACATGGATGAGAACAGCGTCGAACCGTCCGGCATTCTGCGCGACGGCCTGACCCGCTCCGCTCCGTTCGAGTTCGAACTTGAGCGTGACAGCGGCGGCGACGGCCTGACCCTCGAAGGGTACGCCGCCGTCTTCGACTCGCCGACCGAGATCAACAACCACGAAGGCAACTTCCTGGAAACGATCGCTGCGGGCGCATTCAAGAAGACGTTGCGGGACGGCCGTCCCGTCTTGCAGTTCGACCACGGCAAGCACCCGATGATCGGCAGCCTCCCGATCGGCAAGATCGACACGTTGCGTGAAGACGGTCGCGGCCTGTTCGTCCGGGCTCGTCTTCACGCTGGACAGTTCTACGAGCCGGTGCGTGAAGCCATCGCATCTGGCGCGATCGACGGCATGAGCTTCCGGTTCTCGGTGGTGCGTGACGATTGGACGGCCCCGCAGGGTCGTCGTCTCGCCCAACGGAACATTCAGGAAGTGAAGCTGTACGAGCTCGGCCCGGTCGTGTTCCCCGCCTACGCGGCGACCACGGTCGGTGTTCGTGATGTTGACACCTCGGAACCTGCGATGGATCAGAGCACCGATGGGGTGCCCGCAGGTGACGACGCCGTCACCCCCGACCAGGAGCCGCGTGAGCACTCCGGTCCGAACCTAACCATTGTTCGCCAGCGTCTGCTGGCACTTCACACCGAAAGGTGATCCGTATGAACCCCGAGGAGATTCGCAGCTCCGTCGAGTACCTCGACGCCTGCCTCCACGACATCGCCGAGCGTGGCGACGCTTCCGAGCAGGACGCGTTCGACGCCGGCATCGCCGAGCGTGCCCGGCTCGTCGCTCTCGCCGAGCGTCACGCCGAGATCGCCCGGCTTTCGCAGCTCCCGACCCACGTCGAGGCTCCGGCTTCGGCGGGCCCGCAGATCATCCGGTCGCCTGAGCCGACCGACGTGATCGAGGACCGGTCGGCTTCGCGCACGCAGCTCGCTGACGCTCTGACCCGTGCGGTTGAGCGGCAGGTCGGCGAGTCGCAGACCGAGCAGGTTCGTATGCTCGCGAAGCGGCACGGCGGCGACCGCGAGTGGGTGCGGAACCTGGTGATCCGGTCGACCGACGTGTACGCGTCGGCGTTCCACAAGATGATCACCGGCCGTGGCATGTTCATGACCGACGAGGAGCGCGCAGCGATCGCCGTCGGTACGAACACGCAGGGCGGTGCTCTCGTGCCGACGTTCCTGGACCCGACCGTCATCCTGACGAACTCGGGGACCAGCAACTCGATCCGTGCGATCAGCCGGGTCGTGACCCTCACCAGCGGCAACGTCTGGAACGGTGTCACGTCCGCGGGCGTTACGGCGTCGTGGGATGCGGAACTCGCCGAGGTGTCGGACGACAGCCCGTCGTTCGCTCAGGTGTCGGTCCCGCTCTACAAGGCGCAGGCGTTCGTGCAGGTTTCGACCGAGGCGTTCGAGGACATCGTGGGCCTTCAGGCCGACGTGCTCCGCATGTTCGCCGACGCGAAGGACCGGCTCGAGGGCACCGCGCACGCGACCGGTTCCGGCTCGTCGCAGCCGACCGGCATCTTCACGGCCCTGGACGCCAACACGAACGTCGAGATCACCAGCACGACGGCCGCAACCATCGGCCTCGTCGACCTCGACACCGTGTACTTCAACGTCCCGGTCCGGTTCCGTGCGAACAGCACCTGGGTGATGAACCCGAAGTACAGCCTGGCGATCAAGGACCTCGGCACCGCCGTGTCGGCCTCGTTCTCCGGTGACCTCCGTGAGGGCACCGCGGGCACGCTGCTCGGCCGTCCGGTCGTCGAGTCCGACGACGCCCCCACCACCCAGACCACCACGGTCAAGGACAACGAGATCGTCTTCGGCGACTTCTCGAACTACCTGATCGTGGACAAGCCCGGGTCGGTGTCCGTCGAGTACATCCCGCACCTGTTCAACACCTCGAACAACCTGCCGGATGGACGGAGCGGCTGGCTCATGCACTGGCGGAACGGTGCCGACTCCCTCGTGGACACGGCATTCCGGCTCCTCCAGGACCGGACCTCGGCGTAGCCGAACTTTCGGCCTGACGGCCGAACATGACGCGGTGGTCGGCCTGCTCGTCCTCCTGCTTGCAGGCCGGCCACCGCACCCCACCCAGGAGGAAACAGATGGCAACAGTTCGAGTTCGTGCCGAAGGCGGTCCCGTCTCGGTCGAACATCCCGAAGCCAACAATGCCCGGATCACCCTGAAGCCCGGCCAGGCATACGCGCACGACGACCCGATCGTCGTCGCCTACCCGTGGGCGTTCGAATCCGACATCGAGGAAGCATCGTCGACGCCGGGTGAACGTCGGAACGTGCGGGCCCGCACGGCGTGAGCCGCAAAACACAACGGCGGCAAGGCAGCCCGAAACGGCATCCGGCCACGTTCGCCTACATCCATCCGGGCGAAGTCAGTTCGGCGTTCGCTTTCTCGATGGCTCGCATGATGGTCTTCGAGATCGGCCGGACCGGCACCGCCCCACATGTCATCGCCCAGAAAGTCGGGTCGGGCAACATCGTCAAAGGCCGCAACGAAGTCGTCGCCGACTTCCTCCGCCACGAGTCCGACTGGCTTGTGTTCTGCGACAGCGACATGGGTTTCGCTCACGACGCGATCGCCGGGCTGCTCCTGTCGGCCGATCCGGCCAGCCGACCGATGGTCGGCGGCTTGTGCTTCGGCCTGAAGAAAGGCGACGACACCGACTGGGAGTTACAAGCCGACCATTACCGGATGTTCCCGACGATCTACCGATGGGTCGAGCTCGACGACGAAGTCGGCTTCCAGGTCGTGCCCGACTATCCGCAGGACGCTCTTGTCGAGTCTGCTGCGACCGGCGCAGCGTTCTTCGTCGTGCACCGGTCGGTGCTCGAGAAGATCCGAGAGAAGTTCGGGCCGGTGTGGTTCACGCCGATCCAACATCCGAAACGGCCCGACCCGTTCGGCGAAGACCTCAGTTTCTGTATCCGGGTTGCCGGTGTCGACTGCCCGATCTTCGTGAACACGGCGATCAAAACGTCGCATGACAAGGGCGGGATCTTCCTGACCGAACGGACCTGGCAAGACCAGCAAACCCTGGTCGAACTGCGGAAGTGAAAATCACGCCGGACGGCGAACGGTATGTGGCGCTCGCTCAAGGAGCTCGGCTGGCCCGCCCGTTCCACTACCGGTGGCTGCTGCCCCGCCTGTGCGGGCCGGAGCCTGCGAACTGGCGAGCCGTACAAGCCGGAGCTGCTGCACTGCTATGCGGCGCTGCGCTCTGGTACGGCGGGTTTGGTTGGAGGGGCCTGTTCGTTGCGGTGATCCCGGCCGGACTGGCCGGCGTGATCCCGTTCCATTGGCGTTACCCGGTCCTCGTCGACCTGCCAGCGATGGCGGTCGCCCTGTTGGCCGCTGCTGCTGCGAAGCACGACGTGTGGTGGCTGGCGATCGTCGCAGTGTTGATCGCCGGGACGATCAAAGAAACCAGCCCGGTGTTCGCAGCCCTGTGGGCCTGGACGCCGATCCTGCTGATCGGCCTGGTCCCGGTCGCGATCCGAGCGTTGCAGAAACCGGGCGACGATGTCCTCGACGACGAGAACCGGTGGATCTTGGACCATCCGATCCGAGCGTCCCGCAAATACCACCGGCACTTACCGCCTGCTGTGTGGGTGTTGCCGTGGGGTGCCTGCCTGTTCGGCTTCGCCGACCCGACCGTCGCCCTGCTCGCAACAATCGTTGTCGGCTACGGGCAGTGTGCGATCGCGACGGACACGGTCCGTCTGTACCAGTGGGCATGGCCGCCCCTCGCGGTGGCGGCCGCCGGCCAGATCCCGCCCCGGTTCTTCTTGCCGGTCCTGCTCATCCATTTCGTAAACCCGTTCGCTACTCGAGGAGGGTGACGTGGCAATCACTAACGGCTATGTCACCGAAGCGCAGTTCCGGGCTGCGATCGGCGACTCGTCGTCGGTTCAGCAGTCGACGATCGAAACGGCGATCCAGACGGCGTCTCGCCGAGTCGACGCTCTGTGTGGCCGCCGGTTCTACAAGGACGCGAACGCCACGGCCCGCTACTACGACCGAGTCAACGAGGTGCTGGTCGAAGTCGACGACTTCTGGTCTACGACCGGGCTGATCGTTCAGGTCGACACAGGCGACGACGGCGTCTACGACCAGACGTGGACGATCGACACCGACTTCGAGGTGCTGCCCGTCAACGGTCTCGTCGGTGCGTTGCCGTGGCCGTACACCGGCCTGCACGCCCTGTCGACGTTGTGGTTCACTGCCTCGTCAGGTCGGAAAGCCGTGAAGGTCACTGCGAAGTGGGGGTGGGCTGACGTTCCCGACGCTGTCGCCATGGCGACGTTGCTGATCGCTAAAGACCTGTACAAGCGGCCCGAAAGCCTCGCCGGCGGCTATGTCGGCCTGGACGGTTGGGGTCCTGCCCGCCTGCGCGAAGACCCGGCCGTGATGGAGATGCTGCGACCGTTCGTCGCCGGAAACATGTTCTTCGTCGGATGAACGTCGCCGACATTCGCACCGGCATCGCGAACGCGTTGTCGTCGATCACGACACTCAGGGTGTACACGTCGGTGCCGGACAGCCCGCAGGTGCCGTGTGCGGTGATCTACCCGGACACCGTCCAGTACGGGCAAGCATTCTCCGGCGAAGCGAACGTCCGCATGACGATCCAGGTGTTGACCGCGTCGGTGAACACCCAAGCCGGGCAGGCCGAACTCGACGGATTCTGCGCCGATTCGGGCAGCACGTCGATCCCAGCGAAGATCGAAGCGAACCCGACGCTCGGCGGCGCTGCCGTCAGCGCCTCCGTCACCGAAATGCGGAACTACGGGGTGATGGGCGACACGACTCGGTACTACTCGGCCGAGCTCGTCGTCGACGTTTACGCCACATGATCGAGGTGGTGACGGCCACCTTGCCGGAACGGGGACGGCTCCTCGCCGACTGTGCCCGCTCTGTGGCCCTTCAGACGCTCCCTCCGGCCGCCTGGCACGTCCGGGTAGACCACGACCGGGAAGGTCCCGCGAAGGTCCTGAACGGCCTTGTGGACGCTGTGACGTCCGAATGGCTGTTCCGTCTCGACGACGACGACCTGCTCGAACCTGACCATTTCGCGCACCTGAAGCCGTACCTGACCGGCCGGGCCGACATCGTTTACAGCTGGTGCCGAGTCGACGGGCCGATCGCCTCCCGCAAGTTCCAGGTGCCGTTCGACCCGGACCGGCTCCGGCGCGACAACTACATCCCGTCCGCCGCGGCGATCCGCACCAGCCTGTTTCGCGACCTCGGCGGCTACGACCCGAACCCGACCCGAACCCGCCACGAAGACTGGGATCTGTGGCTGCGAGCCCTCGAGGCCGGCGCCCGATTCCTGTGCGTACCGATCCCGACGTGGACATACCGGTTCGGGGACTGGGAGCACCGGTCGCTGTGAAGATCCTGATCGTCCACCCTGGCCCCGACTTCTCGGTATCCGACGTGTACGAAGGGTATGCGTCGGCGTTCGCCGAGCTCGGCCACCAGGTTCGCGGCTTCAACCTGAACGACCGGCTTGCCTTCTACACGAACCTGAACGTGGAAGGAGCCCAGCTCGAGATCGACGATGCGATCAGCCTCGTCAACAAGGGTCTCGAAGCGAAGTGTTACGAACTGATGCCCGACGTGATCGTCGTCGTGTCCGGCTTCTTCGTCAACCAGTTCACATGGGATCTATGGAAACGGCGACCTCACCGGACCGTCTGCTTGTTCACCGAGTCGCCCTACGAGGACGACAAACAGCAGACGTTGGTCGCCCAGGCCGCCCCCGACCTGACCGTAATCAACGATCCGGTGAACCTGGACCGGTACCGGCAAGCCGGCCACCGAGTGCACTATGTGCCGCACTCGTACCGGCCGGACGTACATCGACCCGACTCGACGGTCGATAAACGGTACGACTTCGGGTTCGTCGGGACCGGCTACCCGTCCCGTCAGCAGTTCTTCGACCGGGTCACCTGGGGTGGACTTGACGTAGCGCTCGCCGGCCATTGGAAAGGCTTGCCGGACGGATCTCCGCTCCGCCGGTTCGTCGTCCACGACATCGAAGAATGCTTCGACAACGAAGACACGGTGAGGCTCTACCAGCAGTCGAGAGTGTCGGCGAACCTGTACCGGGCCGGGCAAGGCTTCGGGCATGTCGAAGCGAACGAACCGCACCTGGCGGCCGGGTGGGCGGTAGGCCCCCGAGAGATCGAACTGGCAGCGACCGGCACGTTCTTCCTGCGTGAACCCCGCGGGGAAGGCGACCTGCTGTTCCCGTCACTGCCGACGTTTACCGAACCTGACGAGTTCGGCCATGTTCTTCGGTGGGCGTTGTCCCACGAAGACGAGTGTGCAGCAGCGGTCGCTCAAGCTCGAGCGGCGATCGCAGACCGCACGTTCGTGAACCATGCGCGAAGAATCCTCGCGCTGCTGAACCTGTAACCCTCCGTCCTGGAAGGACCTGCACAATGCCCACGCCCCGTGCTGGCCGTAACGCGGCCATCTACATCGACACCAGCTCCGCGGCGAACGGGTCGGCCGTGCCCGTGTCGCTGAAGAACAACTGGTCGTTGGACCAGTCAACCGAACGGTACGAGACCACCGCGTTCGGCGACACGAACAAGAGCTACGTCGCAGGGATGCCCGACGTGCAGGGTTCGTTCGCCGGCATGTGGGACGCCGACGACACCAACCTGTACAACCTCATCGGTAGCTCGTCCGCCCGGAAGATGTACCTGTACCCGGACCGGCTGAACAACGCCAGCATCTACTTCTACACGACGGCGTTCTTCGACCTTTCGTTCGAGGCTCCGATCGACGGCCTCGTTTCCGTCAGCGGGAACTTCGGTGCTGCGTCGGTAGCGACCTGGCACACCGCGTAACCGAAACAGTCAAGCAGGAGGAACCACAGCATGACTCAACCGATGGCGGTGTTCACCGTCGAAGTGCTCGGCGAGACACACCACCTGGAGCTCAAGAAGATCGACTTCGTGCGGGCCGAACAGGCTTTGCAGAAGCCGGTGACCAGCATGGACACGTTGACGTCCATCTACGAGCTCGCCTGGCTGAAACTGCGACGTATGGACGTGGCCGGCATTCCCGACACGTTCGATGCGTTCTTGGACCTGGACCCGGACGTCGATGCGGACTTCGACCAGGACGACGACGCCGGGGGAAAAGCTTCGGGCGGGGCAGCACCCACTGGCTCGTAGTCCAGGTCGCGGTCGAGACGAACAGTTCGGTGCGGGACGTGCTGTGGCTCCTCGAGCATGAGCCGGACCTGTTCGCGACCACGGTCGCGTATTTGGAATGGCGGGACTTCGAGCAGAGGAAGCAGCGATGAGCGACGGCGTCACGATCGACGCTCCCGATTTGCGACAGGTTGTTCGTCAGATTCGTCAGGCGAACGTCGAAGCAGCGAAGGAACTTCGCCGTGAGTTTCGACGCATCGGCAATGTCGTCCTGGCCGACGCTCGCAACAACGCTCGCTCGAACCTTCCGTCTCGGCTGGCAGGCAAGGCCGCCGGGTCCCTGCGTCTCTCAGTGGACAGCGACCGGGTCGGCATTTCATTCAAGAACGCCGGACCAGGCGATCGCGGTCAGATCGCCCGAGTATTCGAGATCGGGTCTGCAAGGAATCGGGGTCACATTCGTCACCCGGCGTGGCCCCGTCCTGGAACCAACCGAGGCGACTGGACATGGCTGCCCAAGACCGGACGACAGCCGACTCGTCCGTCCGTCCAGCCGGCGATCGACAAGAACCGAGACTTTGCCGCTCGCGAGTTGCAACGTGCGATCAAGACGGCGATGAGCAAAGCGGGGATCTGGGGGAGTGTGAAGTTCCGTGCCTGACTTGAGGTTCAACATCATCGGCGATAGTCGCAGCCTCAAGCGTGCCCTGAACGGTGCAGCGAAAGACGTCAAGGGTTTCAAGTCGAAGCTCGGCGGGATCGGCAGCATCGCAGCCGGAGTGTTCGGCGGCGGCGCTGCCCTCGCCGGCCTTTCCAGCCTGACCCATCAGCTCGGGTCGGTTGTGACCGAGGCTCGCGAAGCTGCGAAGGTCGGCAGGATGACCGACGCGGTCATCAAGAGCACGGGCGGAGCGGCGAACGTCACGGCCAGCCAGGTGTCACGACTCGCCGAAGCGATCTCGAACAAGACCGGCATCGACGACGAACAGATCCAGTCGGCCGAGAACCTCCTGTTGACGTTCACGAACGTCCGCAACGAGGTCGGCAAAGGCAACGACATCTTCAACCAGGCGAGCCAAGCAGCGATCGACATGAGCGTCGCGCTCGGGACCGACTCGAAGTCGGCGGCGATCCAGCTCGGGAAGGCGTTGAACGATCCGGTCAAGGGCATCACGGCCCTGTCCCGTGCGGGCGTGTCGTTCACGAAAGAACAGAAAGATCAGATCAAGGTTCTGGTCGCGTCGGGCAAGACGCTCGAAGCTCAGAAGATGATCCTCGCCGAGCTCGGCAAGGAGTTCGGTGGGGCGGCGGCTGCGGCGTCCGATCCGATGCAGCGGCTTGACACAACGGTCAACAATCTGAAGGAACGGATCGGGACGGCTCTGTTGCCGTACATCGAGAAGGCGGCGACCTGGCTGGGCGAGAAGTTGCCGCAGGCAATCGACAAGTTGAGCGGCTGGCTGTCTGAACTGCGCGACGGGTTCGTCGGAGCGAAGAACAAGACGGATGATGCACGCACTGCGCTCGAAAAGGCTGGTGCGATCATCTACGACGTGACGCAAAAGATCAAAGAGTTCTGGCATTGGCTCGCGGAGAAGTTGAACGATTCGCTGGCTGGCGGCAAGAAGCTGGTCGAAGACTTGGCTGATGCGTTCGACGTCAACACGCCGACGATCATTGCGGCACTTCTTGGCATTGCTGCAGCACTCGGTGTTGTAGCGGTGGCGTGGAATCTTGGGCCCGGAGCCATCGTCACGGGTCTGCTCCTTCTCGGGGCTGGCTTCTTGGCGCTGTATAACAACGTTTCGTGGTTCCGCGACGCAGTCAACGGACAGTTTCAACTCATCGGCGGGGCGTTCCAGCGATTGGTTTGGGTTTGGGATACCGGCTTTGCTGCGGCGAAAGTTCTCATCGGTGCGGTTGTTGATGCGTTCCGAGCTCTCTGGCGGTCCGGCCAGGATGCGTTCGATCGGCTGAAGTCGTTCGGCGGTGGCCTGTATGACGCTCTGGCCGGACCGTTCGATGCGATCAAGGAAGCGGCAAAGAGCGCGTTCAACTTCATCGCCGATGCCTGGAACAACACGGTCGGGAAGATCAAGTTCACGATCCCCGATTGGGTCCCGCTCCTTGGCGGCAAGACGTTCGACGTGCCGGACATCCCGAAACTGGCGAAGGGCGGGATCGTCACCCGGCCGACGATCGCGATGATCGGCGAAGCCGGCCCCGAAGCCGTCATCCCGCTGTCTCGAGCTGGACGGCCGGCGAACATCGGAGCCGGAACGGCGGGCGGCACGATCAACGTCCACATCGAGACGAAGGTCGATGCGCTCTCTGGTCGCGTGCTGCTCAGAGCAATACAGGATGATCAACGTAGAAATGGCCCCTGGGCGATCAAGATCTCTCCGACGGCGGCATGAGCGATGGCGAACCCGACGATCACCGTCGAGGTCGACGCCCCATCGACCATTGACGGCACCTATCTGACGATCGGATCCGGGTCGGTTATCGGCACCTCGCTGGTGGCAGGCAGCCCCATCTGGGCTGACCGCACCGCCTACGTCCGCGAGTTCTCGATCTCGGCCGGGTCCGGCTCTCAGCAGATGGTGTGGTCGGCTGATGCCGGGACGGCAACCGTCGTGTTCGACAACCTGACCCGCCTGTTCGACTGGAACACCCAGACCGACATTCGGCCGGGCCGCCCGATCCGTATCCGGGCAACATGGAACGCCGTCACATACGACCTGTTCCGCGGGACGGTCGAAATGTGGGCTCCCGAATACGGCGGCTTCGCGAAGGATGCGACGGTCGTTGCCGAATGTGTGGACGGGATCGCCTTGTTGGCGACCGCCCAGTTGAGCAGCTCGACGCCGGAGGAACGGACCGGCTATCGGATCCGTCGGCTGGCGAACCTGGTCGACTGGTCTCCGAACCTGCGCGATATCGACGATGGCGTGTCGTCGATGCCCGCCGGGCAGCAGACATCGTCGGCGTGGGACAGCATGCAGCTGGCGGCGATCTCCGAGTACGGCGAACTGTATGTGGCCCCGGACGGCAAGTTGACGTTCCGGGACCGGAACGCATTGTGGACCGAGGCTCGTACCCAGACGTCGCAGGCAACGTTCGGCGACCAGGCCGGCGAACTGAAGTATGCGGAACTGGAGCCGGTCGGGGCGGACACGTCGGCGATCCGTAACAAGATCACGATCGTTTACAACGAGCAGAACGGCGAGGTGTCCTGGTCGGACGGCGAATCGGTCACGTCGTGGGGTGTCCGCGACGAGCAGCTCCAGGTGTCGTTGACGGACAGCGGGACAGCGTCGTCGTATGCGAAGTTTCTGCTCACCCAGTATGCGGACCCGCAGTTCACGTTCGGGAGCATCACGATCGTGCCTCGGGCCGATCCGTCGAACTTGTGGCCTCAGGTTTTGGGTCGCAAGTTGGGTGATCGGATCACGATCAAGTTGACGCCGCCGGGCGGTGGCGCACGCATCACGCGGGAAGCGTTTATCCGTTCGGTCGAACATTCGGTAACGCCGGGCTTTGATTGGTCGACGACGTTCGGGTTGGCCGACGCGTCCTATTTCCCTGCTGTGTTCGTTGTCGGCGATGACGTCGGCGATTCTTCTGTGACGATTGGATGGTGACAGATGGCTACTCGCACGACCGGTCCCGGTTCGGGCGGTACGGGTTTTACGACGTCGACGGCGTGGACTGAGGCGGCGATCGACAAGCTGCCGGGCGGTTTGGCTGCCTACATCACCGATGCGGGTGCTTCGGCCCAGTCGACCGAAGCGACGTACGGCGAGGTGACGTTCACGACGATCAACGACCGGAAGTATCTCGTCGAGGTCGATACGTCGATCGCGGTGAACACGTCGGCGTCGACGTTCCGGGTGAAGATCACGAACTCGGCCGGGTCCGAGCTGCAGGGCCGTAACGCACAGTTCGACAGCAACACGGGCGCAATGCCGGTCATCGTCCGCTATTTGGCGACGGGGGACGGTACGTCGAAGACGTTCAAGTGTCGGATCGGTCGGACGGCCGGGTCGGGCACCGCCGACATCGGCGACGTGCTGTTGACGGTCATCGACCTAGGCCCGTCGTTCTAGCCTGATGTCTCTCCCGAACTACGGGAACATTTTCCCGGACGACATCCTGGGCCGCATCCGCGATTTGGAAGCGGCTGTCAACGAGCTCGAGGGCGGCACGTTCGCGGCGATCGTCACGTTGGCCGGCGACGTGACCGGACTGTCCGACGCGACGGTCGTCGAAGCCATCCAGGGTTATGCGGTGTCGTCGACGGCTCCCGGTTCGGGCGAAGTGTTGGAGTGGGACGGGTCGGCGTGGACCCCGACCGCCCTGTCGGCCGGTTCGGGCGACCTGTCGAAGAACGTGGCGAACACCGGGATCACGACCTGGACGTCGTTACGGACTGCGTCGACCGCACCGTCGTGGCGGCTGGAACGGTCGTTAGGGACGGCTGGTAGCCCGACGGCGGTGACGGTCGGCTACACGATGGGCGGGTTCACGTTCGGCGGATATGACGGGACCGATTGGGCGTCTGATGCTGCCGCCGGGATCTTCGGGAAGACGTCGGAAGATTGGTCGGCGACCGAGCACGGCATGTTCTTGTCGTTGGAGACGACGCCGGAAGGTTCGACGACTCGGTCGGAGGCGTTGCGGATCACGGCGGGTGGCGACCTGCTGAACGTGCGCGGGTTCCAGTCGTTGCGGCCGGATGGTCGGTTCGCCTACCAGCAACGTGGCGCGAACCTGTTTCTCGCGCGCACTGAGTCTGAATCAATCGTTGAACTGTTCATTGCTGACTCGACCGGACACAAAGGGGCCTCCGACCCGGAGCAGACGTCATGCATCGCTGTTTACGAAACAGAGATGGCATCTCGATTCAACGCACA